AGTTCGATGGCAGAGCGCAGGCTCTCGATGGTCTGCAGCGCAAGCGTGGAGCGAGCCTCTGCAATCTGCGTGTCGATCTCGTTGTCCTGCGTGCCCTGCCCGATGTCGTTGACTTCTGGCACCAGTTGCGCGGTCGCATCAAACAGATTCTCGAATGCCTTGATCGACTCGTGGTCGTCAAGGAACTTTGCGAGCTTGTCGCGGGTCAGGCCGAGCGATGAAAGGTTTACGGTGGCCATGCGCTACACCGACAAAGGTTCCAGCCGAGCCTCGAGCCGCAGAACGGCAAGATGCGCTTGCGACTCGCCACGGAATCGCTGAATGCGGCGGTCACGCATGAATCCCTGACGCCACCACACCAGCCGCTTGATGCTGTTGCCGATGGTGCCGATTGCGATGGTGTTGTCCTGGCTCCATGCGCGTCCATCGAGCGAGTAACTGGTAGTGATGACCGGACTGGTGCCAACCTCCACACGCCCGGTGAGCGCGACCAGCTCCATCTCGCTGAAAATGGCTCCGCGCGACTCGTTGTAGACGATCGGCGTCGAGAACTCCCACCGCACACGCTGGCCCCAGTGCGAACTGACGCTGTCCGAGAAGTAGCCGAGGCGCGGCGATGACGGGTCGCCCACCATCCAGCCTTGACCGTTCCAGACCATGTTGCGGCCACGGAACTCGGCTTCGCCATCCAGCGTGCTGACCAAGGTAAACCAGACGCGCTGCGACAACGCCTCGCTTGCCGCGTGGTCATAGACGATGGTGCGGTCAGGCAGGTGTACGTACAGCAGACGATGCGCTCGGTACAGGCGAGACTCGAGCTTGACCTCGGCCAGTTGCGCCTCCGTGTAGGTGGCCAGCAGCTCGTCGATGTCCTGCGTAGCGATTGGCGTTGCCGTGGCATTGGAGCCGAGATAGATGCTCGGCGCCTCGTTGCGGCCACTGCCGAGGAACGCCAGTTGCTCGTCAAAGATGCACGCGGCGAAGGTGCCAATCGCGCCTTTCTGGATTTGCGCTCCATCGATACGCGCGAACGGGAAAAGGTCGCCGCCCACGTTGTCGAACACCTCGATGGTGTGCCGGTTGATGGCATATGCCTCATTCCGCAGGCGGACCAGAGCATTGATCGGATCAGGGTCTGCTTCGCTCGAGCCATACTTGAGCGGGTTCACGGCGAGCGGATTGCTCAGCTCGGTGACAACGAGGAACTCGCCATCTGTGGTCATCCAGTAGCCGTCAATCCATGCGAGATCGAGAACGGTGCCGAGGTCCGGGTCGGTGTTCTGCGTCAGTGTGCTTGAGGCCGGATCCCAGAAGAACAGTTTTCCGCCGCTGGCGATGCCAAGCAGGTCGAACGAGTAATCCATTGTGACGTAGCCGGAGCCGCCGACATCGCCTAGCACGGTGATGGCACCGGCAGGACTGACCGTTACCAGTTTGGTGCCCATCACGCGATAGCAGATACCGTTCCACTCGATGCCGCCACGGTCGATACCTGGTGCGCCGTCGACCAGTTGCACGATGCCATCGTGCGGACGCAGGTAGGCTTCGCTGACACCGGAGCCTTTCGGGACCGGCATCATGTTTACCGGGTAGGCAGTGCGGATGTCCGGACCGCCATCGGTGTAGATGCCTGCAACGATTGGAATGGATGGCATCAGGTCACCACTTCACTTTATCGGCCCAGTACGCCGCAGACATCTTGCCTTTGGCGATGTTGCCAGCGTGACGCGCCTTGAACGACTCGCGCCGAGACTTGTCCGCCTTGCTCTCGCCCTCACGCTTGGGCGAACCGCTGACACCCTGCTGACCAAAGCGGATGGTCTTGACCTGTTCGCCATCCTTCGCCACCACGACATGCGACTTTGTGGGGTGACTCGGCGTGCGCTTGGGCTTGTTGTAGGCCTGCACGCCGGCGCGGTCCAGCCTGGGGTCGCGCTTGGTCGGCATGGTCAGGCGATGCGGTACCAGCTATTCGTGGCCTGCACAAAGCGCATACGGAAGTTGTCCTCGGCTGCCATCGTCGAGGGCGCTCCGAACTCCGCAGTAGCGCCATTCAGAGCAAGCGTGAAACTGGTGATCTGCTGCGTGGTGGTCACCAGAACCTCGGTGCCGTCCGGAGTCTGCGTGTTGAGCGGCAGCGTCACGGTGCCAGTGGCCAGAGTGCCGGCAGGCTGAATCAGGATCCACTGCTGCGCGGCGACAGGAGTCGGGACCGCGATGTTGAATCCGGTACCGGGCGTATAGCGATTGGTGGCCAGAGTCGGCGATGCGAACTGCTGCTGGAAGAACGTCAGCAGCGCCGAGACGGGCAGGCGGCGAGTGTCGCCATTGGTCGGGCTGAACACCGCGAGATTGTCGCCAGTGGAGACGTTGGACTGCAGCGGGAGCTGATTGATGGTCGGCATGGTCTGGCCTCAGTAAAGGTCGAGCGACCCTTCCGGGCCGGTGCGTACAGGGTCAATCGGTGCGGGCGAGAATGGGTCGCTGTAGCGCGAAGGCTTGTTGCCGGCGCCAGTTGGCAGTGTGCGCGGGAACCGCATCTCCTCCGGCATGGCAGCACGCGCCATGAGCACATCGAATCCAGCCTTGGCGGTCGCCATCGTCATCACGCTCGGAGTCTTGCCGTAGGACGGCGCGATGCGGAGTGCCAGATTGGTGATGATTGCCTCATTTGCGCTGTCCGGCACACTCGTCTCTGCGTCGAGGTCCACATCCTCCGGGCTGGACGGCAGCGGGTAGGCGAGCCTGATGCCCTTGGCGTTCCATGTCGCCATCATCGCATCGAGCCTGGTGCAAGCAGAGGACAACATCTGCGGCGTCAGGTCGAAGGTGGACGCGGCCATGCCCGCCTCCTCGAAGGCAGCGAGCACGAATTGCCGCTTGGTGTAGCTCATCAGGACATCGCTTCTTGACCGATGATCTGGGCGCTTACGTTGGCAGAGGTTGCACCCGGATTCGTGACGGCAATAGTCAGAATGTCCGGCCTATCGCCACGGATGGTATTGACCAGCGCCAGCAGGTTGTCGATAGAATTTTCCACCGGGTTATTGGCCGGAACGAACAGGCTGTAGACATTCTCACCGCCAGTGAATGCAGTGGCGCTGATGTCGCGCTCGGCAAAGCTGAACGCCGAGCCGAGGGTGTTGAGGGCGACGAAACTTGCGCCAGTCAATGAGATAGGACCGCCACCGGCACCAGGAGGCGCAGACATGTAGATTTCCACCAGCACCGGCTGATCGGACGTCAACTGCAAGCGCCTCGGCAACATCTGGCCGCGATTGATGAGGCCAATCTGATACGCGATGCCCGCTGTCGGCGCAGAGGCCACCGCACCGCCGAGCACGTTATCGACGTAGGTGATCGAGTTGTTGGTGTTGGCGGTGATGCGCGCCGTCTGGTTCAGAGTGGGCCAATAGACCATCCGTCCAATCAGCGCATTGGCTGTGAATGGAGTTCCGGAAACGGTCATTGACGTGGTGGTCGGAACGCCAGTGATTGCGCCATCCGCTTGCGTAAATTCAACGGTGCCCATCGGGCGGCCGCGATAGCTCAACACCGGGAATCTGTTGGCGCCTGACGCAACGGAACGACGTGGGCTGGTGCTCGAAGGGCCGTAGGCGTAGGTGAAGCCGCGTTGGTCGTCTACCTCACCCTCGACCAGAACAGACACGCCATAATGGAACATGTCATTCTGTTGCGAGATCGCTGCATTATTGCGCTGCTCGTAACGTACCGGGAGATTGCCGGTGCGAGACCACGGCACAACCTGGCCTTCGCGGTTGCCGAATCCGATCGTATGCAGAAGGATGGGCTGGCCATCCACAAAACAGCCAAACCGGACAGCACCAGCGCCATACCACGCATATTCGACGAACAGCATCTGGATACGGTTCCAGTTCAACTGATTGATGGCAGCGCGGTTGCCGTTCCAGGCTGGAAGATCAATCCGAGTATCGACAGGAAGGCCACTGATGTCGCTACGCACCACGACGCCCATGCCGGTAGGATTGGTGGCGGTAGCACCGGCATCCTCGAAGAACACACCGTTGCTGTCATCGAAGAAACCCACACGCTGCACGTTGCCGGTAATGGCCGGACCCAACTGGATCGCCGTGGCCATGAACATAGTCTTGCCCGGCTGATAGCGATGGTACGGGCGCGACTGGCGGATGCAAACTGCGCCAGAGGTCGTCGGCACACGCATACGCACACCACCCTGACCGGGAAGGTGCGTCACGGTGCCACCGTTGGCGGTCAGCGACTCCCACCGCAGAGGCTGCGTGCCATACTCGAAGTCAGCCTCGTAGATGTTCTGGTGGCGGCTGATCTTGAGTCGCCCGACGGCATCGCGCACTCGGTCAGACATAACGAAGGCTTGCTGTTCGGCAAAGGTGCCGTCCAACATGTCCACGTAGGTGCGATTCAGTTGCTCGCGGCTCTTGATGACGTCAGGCATGGTTTACTCGCTTGCGGCCATTGCCGCATTGATTTTGTCCATCAAGGTGTCGTCACTCCAGCGACGGTCAACCTTGATACCCAGTTTTTCCGCCTGCTCGAGCATCTCATCGCGTGTCGGCGGCGAATCATCCTCAGATTCATCCTCGACCGGATGATGCACAGGCTCAGACGTCCCAAGATGGGACTGAACAGCATCGTGCAGGGCAAGGTGCCACCCATCACGCAAAGCGGCATCCAGTTCCTTCTGCGACGCTACATCGAGCGTGCCATAGGTGGTGCCAGAAGGCCCGAAGTGCGGACCTGGGCAGCGATAGAGAAAGGTCGGAAATTCCATCAGCGGCCGCGCCCCGCCTTCTTGGCCGGAGCCTTGCCGGGCTTGCCTGCCTTGAGTGCGGCAGTGCGAGCGGTATTGAGTGCGATTGCCACGGCTTGCTTCTGCGGTTTGCCGGACTTCATCTCGCTGGAAATGTTCTTGGAGATGGACTTCTTGGAATAGCCCTTGGTCAACGGCATGATTGTCTCCAGAAAGCGCAGACGGCGGTTTTACCCACCGCCTGCGGTCATGCAGTCACCTATCAGCCAATCCGGTAGGTGACGAACGTTGCAGCAGCCGTCTTGGTGGTGCGGAACCGGCCCGAGGAGCTGAGGGCGACGGCCATGTTGCCGACGACAGTGTGGCCCGAAGCGGCAGCAGCCACGGTAAAGGCGTTGGTCGAGCCAGTGTTGATCACACTGAAATCGACCGAATCGCCGATAGCGAAGCTGCTCGACGCATCCATGATAGCGCCGGTCTGAAGAGTGGCGGTTACAGCAGCAGTAGTCGTCGAGGTGACGATGCCCGACGAAATCAGCGCCCAGGTGAGGGTGCCGGTCGCGTTGAGCGTGCCCACAGTGACAGGCTGGACCTGCCAGGACAAACGGTTCTGCGCGACAGCCGGAGCGGTACCGATCTCGTAGAGAGCTTGGACGCCACCAGACGCTTCCACCGAGACGGTGGTCGCGTTGGTGAACGGACCGAACACCACTTGACCGTTGTTGACGGTGCCAAGCAGAACCGGCTGGTCCGGGTAGTTGACCGAGGTCGAAACCCGGCTGACGGTTGCCTGACCTTGGCAGTACACGGCGATGGAGCCGCTAGCCGGGACCAGGACCGTTGCGATGCCTTGAGGCTGGACAAGAAAAGCCATGATGATCTCCTGATTCGCGGTTACGGTTGGCTGAACATGATGATGCCGGACATCTGCGGCTGCTTGTTGACGACACCGTACAGCGTATCCAACCGGTACTTGGTTTTCATGGTGTTGATGTCGTACTGCTTGGTCATCACGAGTTCAATGCCTTGGTCCGTCGAGGCACGCATCACGGCAGCACCGGCATCGGTCGGAACCGCATAGCGGCCCGGCAGAATCTCCAGAGCATCCTTCTGCCAGAACGGGTTCATGTTGCCGGCAGCGGTGTTCAGGAACGTGATGGCGGCAGTACCACTGGTGGTCGGGATGGTGCAGTTCTGGTACTGCGCTTCCGAGTCCGAGCCGCCCTGGTTGCTGATGATCGGCGGGCTGATGACGAGAGTCGTGGACGACGGAACAGCGATGACGCGGAAGGTCTTGAGAACGCCGGTCGATTGCTTGGTGATGTGGTGGACCGCGAACACGTTGCCGATGGTGAACGAGTCACCAGG